ACCTGTAACAGTTACACTGTCAACATACGCATCTTTAAATCTAGCACTGTTTGTACCTAAGTCAACATCACTATCTGTCTCAGGTCCAAATACTCCGTCAGATACAAATACTTGCTCTGCGTTTGCAGCGTAGAAGTGTATCTCATCTGCAGTTTCAAAGTCTATCTTAGTTTGGTCATCTTCACCAATCTTTATGTCAGTAGCAAGAAGAGATGTAATAGTTGTTTGTGCTGCATCTATTACAACGTCTATGGTATTATCAGAGTCTTGATAAGTAACAGTAACACCTGTCTCTGTATTACTAGAGAACATAGCACCTGTAGTATCAGAGATAAACTCATCTAATGCTGTTCCATTTACAGTTATAGCGTCTGCTTCTAATGTTCCATCAATATCAGCGTCACCACTTACATCTAAAGAACCTGCGTCTAACTCACCTGTCAATGTAATGTTTCTAAAAGATGCTACGTCTTTGTTTGCATCTGCTGTAACTACTTTACTTGCAACGACTGTACCTACAGATGCACCTGTGTCACTGTAATTAAGTTCTGCTGTTGTAGCAGTCACGCCATCAAGTATGTTCAACTCTGCAGCAGTAGAGGTTACCCCATCTAGGATATTCAACTCTGCAGTGGTAGATGTTACTCCGTCAAGAATATTTAACTCTGCAGCAGTAGATGTAATTGCTGTTCCGTTTATAGCAAGTTTGTCTGTAACAACATTGAATGTACCATTGTCTTCAACTCTTGCTACTTCAGTGCCATCTCTCTGTTGAAAAATTATATCTTTACCATCTGCAATAGGTTTAAGTATTGCATCGTTTGATGAATCTTGAACTCTAAAAAACTCTGTGCCACCTCTTTCAAATCTAATTTGACCATCATTAGAATCAATATTTAAAACTCCACCTGCATCTAATGTCATAGTTCCACTGTCAGATATAGTGCTACCATTAATAGTAATGTCATCTACTGTTAATGATGTTAGTGTTCCTAATGATGTAATGTTTGTTTGTGCAGCAGTTTGAAGCGTACCTGCTAATTGTGTTGCAGTTAATCTACCTGTGCTTGGATTGTAAGTTAAGTTACCATCCATCTCTAATCCAACGTTACCTGTGCTAGAAGTTGCACCTTCTACAAAGGTAATTAAATTATCTTCGTCTGTACTTTCGTTATCTGTAACTAATACGTGAGCAGCGTTAGTAGCGTCTGTAACAGTAACACCTGCTATAACAGTGTTTAATGCAGTGCCACCTACTGTGATTGCATCTGCTTCAAGTGTACCATCTATGTCTGCATTACCACTAATGTCTAAGGTAGCCGCATCAAGCTCACCTGTAATGGTAAAGTTTCTTATTCCTGTGTAATCTTTATTAGAATCAAGTATGACTGCTTTAGAAGCTATAGCAGTACCGACAGCAGTTGAACCTAAGTCTAGTGCATTTATCTCTCCTACTACTACTGTAGCACCATCAAGAATATTTAGTTCTGCTGTTGTAGCAGTTACTCCATCCATAATATTGAGTTCTGCAGTTGTAGCAGTGACCCCATCCATGATGTTTAACTCTGCAGCAGTAGCAGTGACTGTAGTGCTTGCTATTGATAAAGCGTCTGTTTCTAAAGTACCATCTACATCTACGTTGCCTGATATATCTAAAGATGCTGCAATAAGTTGGTCTACTTGTAAATCTTCGTGGCTAGAGCCTAACTTTAACTCAAACTTAGGACCTGTTGTGTTGTATGTAAATGTAGCATCATCACCACTACCACCTTCTAGAGTTATTCCTGCACCGTTAACTACTGCACTTCCACTATTGTTACTATCTAGTACAATGTTGTGATCATCTAAAGTAACAGTAGTTGAGTTTACTGTAGTTGTTGTTCCTGATACAGTTAAGTTTCCTGCTAAAGTTACGTTAGCACCACTAAAGGTCATGGCAGTTGTAGGTGTAGAACCTGATTGAATTACTAACTCACCACTAGAGTTTTTAAAGTTACCAAAAGTTGTCCCACCGTCTTTTAAAGTTATGTCTGTGCCATCTGCGTCAAGTACAATATCCCCTGAAGAATCTAATGTTATTGTAGAGCCTGTAATGTCATTACCATTTACATCTAAGTCGCCACCTAACTGAGGTGTAGTATCTTCAACTATATTATCTATACCTGTGCCTGATACAGCTAGTCCTGAAACAATTGTGCTTCGTGTAATTTTCTTTAAACCACCACCTGATGTGTCTACGGCTAAAAACACATCGTCATTGGCAACTGTAGATATTTCTGATAAGTCACCGACTGCTTTTGGATTAAAATCCGTGCCATCTGCTATTAGTAAATGACCTGCAGTGTTTGTATTCATAACTATAGCATCACCTGAAACAGTTAAGTTACCTGTCATACCCACGTTTCTAAAACCACTTACGTCTTTGTTTGAATCTGCTATAACTGCTTTTGATGCAGATACTGTGCCTGCTGTTATGCCATCTACTAAATTCAACTCGGCTGCTGTGGATGTAACACCATCAAGTATATTTAATTCTGCAGTTGTCGCTGTAACACCATCAAGTATGTTCAACTCTGCAGCAGTTGATGTTACGCCATCTAGTATGTTTAATTCTGCAGTGGTAGATGTTACACCATCTAAAAGATTTATCTCTGTTGCAGTTGCAGTAACTGCCACGTTTTCATTTATCTTCGGACTTGTTAAAGTTTTGTTTGTTAAAGTTTGAGTTGCTGCAAGTCCTACAAGTGTGTCTGTAACAGCAGGTAAAGTTAATGCAGTGTTACCAGAAAAATCGCTATGAGCAGGAGCTTTAAGTGCAGCGTAGTGTGCGTTGCTAGACTCACAATATAATCTAAGTTCTGATTGTGACCCAGTGTTTTTAAGATCAATAACTCCACCCTCAACTGTAAGATCATCACCCACAGAAATATCACCTGTAACAGTTAGAGAATCTACAAAGGCATCTTTAAATCTAACGCCAGTTGTACCTAAATCTACGTCACTATCTGTTTGCGGCCCAAAGACTCCATCTGCAACAAAGACTTGTTCTGCGTTGGCTGCATAAAAATGTATCTCGTCAGCAGTCTCAAAATCTATTTTTGTTTGATCGTCTTCACCTATCTTGATGTCTGTTGCAAGTAAACTGGTTATACCTGTTTGGGCTGCATCAATACTAATTACAGAACTAGATGCAGATAAACCTGTGCCTGCAAACAACGTAGCAAGAGACGCTACGGTTGTTAATTGTTCTGTAGATCCATCAGAATCTAGTGTAGCAAGTTTATCACCATTTGCAGGAGTAACATCACTTAACTCAGAAAAATCAAGAGTAAGAGTTACGTCACCTGATGTACCACCTCCACTAAGACCTACGCCTGCAGCCACTCCAGTGATATCAGCCGCTGCAATATATGTGGTTATATCAGAAGCAGGTATTTGTTTGGTTGTATTGCCATCTATTATAATAAAGGCATCACTGTCGGCAATGGTAATAGATGAAGTTGATTTGTTTGATCCATCGAGTAAATTAATTTCACTCGCAGTAGACGTTACTCCGTCTAATATATTAAGCTCTGCAGTAGTAGATGTCACGCCATCTAAAATATTTAACTCGGCTGCAGTAGATGTCACCCCATCTAATATATTAAGTTCTGCTGCAGTAGATGTAATTGATGTGCCTGCTATTTGTAACGTTGTAGCGTTTACTTCTCCACTAGATCCATACACAACTGCTTTGCTGTTTACGATTGTACCTGCACTTGACCCATCAACCAGATTTAATTCTGCAGTAGTAGATGTTACCCCATCTAAGATATTGAGTTCGGCTGCAGTAGACGTTACACCATCTAATATATTTAGTTCTGCAGTGGTTGCAGTTACACCGTCAAGTATGTTAAGTTCTGCAGTTGTTACTGTAGCACCATCTAGTATCTCAAGTTCTGCTTCAGATATGCCTGCACTGCCTATCGTTAATGTTCCTGATATATCTACGTTACCATTTATGTCTATGGTTGTTGCAGCAATTTGTATTTCTGTGTCTGCTACTAAGTCTAATTGTCCATCGGTAGATGAATTGATGTATATTGCTGTGTCTCTAAATTGTAGCTTCTCTGTAGAAGCAATAAGTATGTCGTCACTAAACTCAAAGTAGTCCTCATCTTCCATCCATTTTAGTACACCATCTGATGTTTCACCATCAAAGGTTATTGTTATATCTGTTCCTGCTGTCCCTGCACCAAACGTAAGAGTGTTGCCTAACAGTTTTGTTATAGGGCCACCTTCGTTGGCTGTGCCATCGTGGGTGTGTCCTGTGCTTGCTTGAAAGGCTGCTAGTAACTGATTGAACTCATCATTGGTATGAGCTGCAGTTATTACGTCTCCGTCAGTGTATGAAGACTGTCTAGTGTATGTATCTCCCATTTATCTTCTTGCTCCTAATTGATATTCTAACTGAAATCCTTTTAGTGAATAAGGTGCAGTTACTCCCCCATCGTTTACCCTTAGTGCTACTGCGAAACCAGATCCTTCTACAGGTTGTCTAAATAAAGGTTGTGATGAACCACCATAAGTTCCTTTTGGTGTTGATGTTAAACCATATTTTGTTGTTCCATATATTGCAGCTACATCTGCTGAGTCTAAAGGATACGCTGCAGGTCTTGCAGATTCTTTAGATTCGTAGTCATATCGAAGAAATAAATCTGCATCTATAGATGATTCAGGTGAAAAGTTTACAATCACCCTTTGCATATTTTTTCTTATACCCGGATCATTTAAAGTAAGATCAGGACTTCTGTATCTAGCGTTTATAGCTGTGCCATCAAAATCATTACCCTGCTCTTGTCTGTACACAAAACCGTCACCTGATCCGTGTATAGCAATTACATTTCCTTGATCTACAAACGTATCAGTTGCTGTCGGTCTTACACCTCTAATCTCTGAAAATTCAAACTGTTGTCCTTTTAAAACACATATAACACCTTCTGTTAAATTTTCACCTACACTTGCTTTTGTAAAAAATATTCTATATTGTGTTTTATCAGGTATAACAATCGATGTAAATTTTCCTGAATTAGCTAAATTTAAATCAAACAAAGACTGTACATTAGAACTTATAGTACCCAATTCAACGTCACCAATTCTTGCAGTACCTGCAACAGTACGTAACCCATCAGGACCTAAGAATATAAGGTCACCTGCAAATTCCTGTATTGTTTGTCCGTTCACACATCCTATACTTCTTGTCACAGGTTTTACTGCAAAGTCACTAGAACTTGATCCTGTCATTTGAAATATTCTGTTTTCACAAAATATAAATAAATTATCACGGAATACTTTAAGTCCTGTTATTGTGTCATCTACTTTTACACTGCCTGCAGGTAAACTTCCACCAGTGCTAAAATTATCTTCATCAAAACCCACACTAAAAACTACTTCTTGTGGTGTGCTAGACATACCTGCGTAAAACATGTGATCTTTAAATACAGCTACAAATTTAGCACCTTCAACAGTGCTTTGAGTCACATCTGTTGCGTTGAATGATGTATCAAATACTGTTGGGTCGTTATTACCATCTGCAACAATTAATTTGTCATTACCATCAAAATTAAATCTTTCAAATGTATATGTTCCTGCACTTGTTCTACCAGTGTCTTTTTCTGTCCAACTTGATCCACCTGCATCTGCAATAAATATTTTTTCTCCTCGTGCCGCAACAACCTTTGAAGCAAAAGTTGTAACCATCAAAACCTCTTCACTAGATGAACTTGTTTGTGGCACAACAGCACTTACATATTTATTGAAACCGTTTATTCTTCTGTAGCCGCCCTCTATATCAGGTTCAAAGTTAAGTAACTCGATGGCTTCCCCCGGTTTCATTATGAAAGTAGATTTGTTTTTAACTAACCCACCTTCACATATAAAAGGAAAAGCACCTGTTTGACTTAACTCTGGCATTAAACGGCTCTCATGTAAATTTGTTTATTAATTAACTCAACACGCATACGTTTAATTGATTTATCAAATTGTGCTTGTGATAATTGTGCATTTTGTACTTCACCACGTAAAGTAAATGCGTAATACTTTGCTCGTTCTGCTATAACTGTTTCAAATCTTGTTGGGATAAGAGAAGTATCAGTAGACGCACTTAATGCAGTATGAGTTGCATAATAAAAATATTTTACAGTGTATGTTGATTTATCTGGCACAGGTGATAAACCTATGCTTTGATCTGGATTTTCATACACGAACTCAGGTATGGCTCTTGAATTACCTGTTGGATCTGTATCTCTTTCGTGATAATTATCAAGATACTCACTAAAAGTTAAATAATCTAATCTCTCTTCTGTTTTATCCGCTGCTTCGAGAAATGTAAAACTATCATAATCAATAGTTTTAGTATCTGTTGTGCTTAAATCTGATCTAGAATACAATCTTTTTCCTGCAGTGGTGGTAAAACTTTTTGCTGTTACAGTAAAGGGCCACTCAGTATCTGCATTAATTATATCATCTATAGCACGATTAACATAATCTTTTACTGCAGTTTGTATTCCTCTTGATGAACTGAAAGTGCTACTTGTTAATTCTACTTCGTTTAAATCTCTCAGTACGTTGTTTATTAATGTTAGATAACTGCTCGCCATGTCTAATTTTCTCTTGTGTTTTTTTAGTTTCTAAGTAGTATCTTCTTTTTCTAGCTACTCTTGACGGACTATTTAATTTTTTATTAAGTTCAGCTATTTCTTCTGGGTGAGATAACTTGTAAGGTTTATTGTTTAGTGGTATTAATAAACGTAAATTTTTTTTTTAATTTTACTATCTTGTAATCAACCACTCTTACGTGCTTTCTTTAATTGTTCTTTAGCTCGTTTTGCTATAGCCACGACCTCTGTCTTACCCATCACTTTTGCTCTTTGCTCCATGACCGTAAGGATTTGTATTTTTCTTGCATACGGTTTTTTAATTTTTTTAACCTTTGCAACCGTTGCTCTAGCGTCTGCCGCTGTAGCAAATTTGATGCTAACCGTGTCCTTAGGGTTCTCATCCGTATATAAACGTCTATCAGAACCCTTCGGCTTTTTTCCAGTTCCAACTTTAGGATCTCTCTTCTTTTTCGCCACTATGACGCTTTTTTCTTTTCAGGTTCTTCAGCTAAAGAATCCACTGTTTCTTTTATTTCTTTAGTATTTTCTTTTACCATAGAGTTAAGAAGTTTTAATTTTTCTGTAGCTTTAAGAACTTCATTTAAAGATCTGTCAATAAGATCTAATCCTGCATTATTATTATTGATAACTGCTTGTGCAGTTTCTATTTGTAGCTTATACTGGTAAGCTAATGCCTGTGCTGCTAATGTTTTCATTGGGATGCTCCTTTGTCCAATTATACAGATAAACTACGATTATTGCAAGTTAAATCTTACCTGCCCACTTAGCTGCAAAGTACACTACAGCTACAAATCCTACAAATGCTAATGATACCCCTACTACCCACTGCACTACTGTCATTATCTCTTCTTTTCTTTTTTGAGCTAATCTCTCTTGTTCTCTTCTAGCTTTTCTTGCTTGTGCTTGAAATTTTTGCCAATCTGCCCATAATCCGGGTCTGCCTACATAAATCATTATTTGTTTAAGTTCTTCTTCTTTTTGCTTTAGTTCTTCTAAAGCCATGAACTCTTCTAAATCACCACCTGTAACACCTTTTGCTTTTTGTTTGTGTACTTCTTTTTCTATATTTTCTTTAGCAAAAACAAAATCGGAAATATGTTTGCCACAACTGGCAAGTTCTTTTCCGTTGGAAACAAAACTTTTTATGACTCCGAAAGCCGCATTGGCTGCGGCAAGCTCTGCTAACATGTATTCCCCTTACTTGTTTACTGGCTTGCAATATGCAATTATTCTTTTATCTCCTTCCTCAGAAGGTATCGTTGGTTGTCTTGTTAGACGTTCAGCAAAATACAGGCATCTGTCTATATTTCGAAACCTCTGTGTTTGGTTTATCACCTGAGTCTCTATCATTACTATCAGAAGAAACTCTATCATTGTGGTGGCAATCGCATGAACATTCTTCGCAGTCGCAGTCGTAACATTCGCAAGTTTGGCATCGTTTCTTATTCATTATGTTTTAGTACCCATTAAAACGTATTGTTGTTTGTATACTGGCATTTTAGAGAAAGGTTTTTCTTTTCTACCAACCATCCCAGTATATTTATCTGCTCTTTTTCTCTGTGTGCGTTCATCATCAAAGACATTACCTTTTTCTTTTTGATCTATATCTGCTTTTCTAGGAGGTGTATATCTAATCATTCCAATCTCCGTCTTCCATAACTTTAGCTAATCTATCTGCTCTACCCCCAACTTGATTTGCCCAACGTGAGTTAAGCATCTCGGATGCTGCCCATTCAAAATCTTCTCTTTCTATGGCTTCCCACATTCTTTTAAATTTCATAAGACGTGGTATACCAAGATTAAACCCCATATCTACAAGACACATTTGTCTTGCTTCGTTAAGATCCATCACAAGAGGTTTTTGTTTAACTAATTCTTGTTCTACAATATCAAGATCATTGTTACAAAGATAGTATGCTTCTTCTTTAGTTAAACCATCACTTATAATTTCATCAAGTGTTTTGTTCATGTGCATGAGTTCGTAATCATCTATACCACGACCTTCAAGATTACGCCCTATACCGATGGTGCTTATTCCTAAAGAATCTTTGTAAGGCTCAAGCACGAGTCCTTCGTGTTCAGCAATTCTTTCAACCATAGTTTCTCTATCGTACTTCATATTATTTCTGCCTTCCTACCTCTGTGTATTCTGCCACCCTCTGCTGCTTTCTTTCTTCTTCTACCTGATGCAGTCACAGACCACTTAACAGCTTTAGGACCTGTCTTTTTACGTGCTTCTGCTTTGCTTATCTTACCTGCAACAGCTTTGGGTCTACATGCAGGATAAGGTCTAGACTTCTTTTCTTTACCAGACCGACCACATTTTTTACCAGTCTTGACATCACGCCAGTCCTCTTTAAACCACTTCGTTAATCCCCCTTGTGGTTTGCCCATTAGTAAGTTCCACCACGCTTCTTGTACGTTCTAACTAACCAAGCATTTGCATACGCTGAAGGGTATACTTTAAATTTACGCTTTGCTTCTGCTTTTACACTAGCATATAGTTTTGGGTTTTTTGGTTTAGATCCACCACTTTTCTTTTTTTTAGGTGCTGCCATGTTTATACTCCTTTACATGCACAAATCTTCATACTTGGTTGTATGAAGTCTATGTTTGGATAAATCCCCTGAGTGTTTTTTAAATAATTGTAGTAACCAATTTATCATTTTTTACCTCTTATCATCTTTGCTGCTTGACCTACACCTTTGATACCAAACGATGCAGATATAGCAATATATAATAAGTACTGATACCAGTCAGGTAACGTTGCAAGCACCTCAAACCCTTCTTTAACATATTCTCTCATTCCGGGTATGAAGACCAGTATTGCAGGTAAAAGCAATACAACTAAAGCAAATTCGTCTTTCCACGAATCTACTGTAGCATCTGCCATTTTGCCTTCCCACTTTACTTTGCCTGCTGCAACTTGTTCTGCAACAGATGCACGAGCTTTAGCTTCTGCTACTTTAGCTTGACCATCTGCCTTAGTTTTTTCTAACTTGTTTTGAAACCACGTTCCTGCTAAATTAGCGATAGGGCCTATTAATGCCTGAAACATATTAACACTTCCATCTTTTTCTAGCTTGTCTTAATCTGCTGTTAGGATTCTTGGCTGCTTTGGGAAACTTT